CGTATGTCATGTATCAATTAAAAAGATCGTAGCAAAAAAATTAAACATTGTAGACTACAATACTTTAAATAACTACGTAAAACGATTTAAAAAGAAAGGGGTCATTATCAAGAAAGGTAAAGATTATTTGTTTAATAAACTTCTTGATCCGAGTACGGCAAGTGTAGAAATACTTATAACTAAATGAACGTAATAGGAGATGATCACTACATATATACAACACACACATCGTACAACTACACACTTGTAGTAGTTCAAAATTCAATTGGAGAAGTTATAGAATTACAAATAGAAAAATATTATGAGTAAAAAAAAGAAAATTATAAATAAGCAAGATCTTAATTTAAAAGATGCTAAGCCTATTAATAAAGCTATGCAACCAAAGCCTAGAGAGGCTGCACCAGCTCCAGCAAATCCAGCTGCAACAGTAAAACCCCCAAATGTATTTAAAATGATGAAGTCTTTTGGTAAAGATTTATCTAAATATGTTTTAGCTGGGGCACCTAACTGTTCTAAAGAGGATTACAAAGATAGATTGTTAACTTGCGATGCTTGTCCTCATTTAATGAGACATTTAATGCGCTGCGGTAAGTGTGGATGTTTAGTTGAGCACAAAGCTAAATGGAAGACAACCACATGTCCTGATGGTAAATGGAAAGAGCAAGATCTTTCAGATTTACCTAAACCAAAGCAAGCAGAAGATGACAAAAAACAAGGATGAGATCATTTATAAGTTAGCTACTAAATATAATCTGCCAATTAGTAAGGTAGAAGAGATTGTTACGTTTCAATTTAAATTTGTCACAAACATTATGAAGCAGGGAAATTTTGACCCTATTCGTTTACCTTACTTTGGTAAATTTTCTGCTAAAAAAGAAAGAATAAAGTATATAAACAAATTAAAAAATGAAACTAAGAGATGATTTAATTCATATAAAAGACAATATAGCTGTTCCCAGTGCGTATGCTTTACAGATAAAAGAATTTCAAAAGATTCCGGTTAAAGACTTAGCGTTTATATACTTTATGGTAGATCATAGATCTCCATTTTCAGTTTATGAGTGGAAACAAAGAGAAATTGAAGTAAAAAATAGTATATTTGGGGAAGACGCTAAATGGACGCCTTCAAATCGAGTGTTAGCAGCTTGTAAAAAATATGCAGAGCTTATAGAGACATCTGCAGTTAAATTATTAAAAGCTGCTACCGAGTCTGTAACTAAACTAGAAAAATATTTTAGAACAGTAGACTTGACAGAGCTAGACGATAGAGGTAAACCAATTTACACAGCAAAAGATCTAATAGGTAATTTAGAGAAGATGGGAAAAGTTGTAGATGGGTTATCAAGGCTAGAAGAGATAGTTAAAAAAGAAGAGCAGACAAATAATCCAAACAGAGGAGGCGTAGAAGTAAATAAATACAGTATGTAATATGGATTTTTTAGAAGAAATAGACGAGTTTAATACAGCAATGGATAATGCTTATGATTTTATAACAGGTAAGGTAACATTAGACACTTTAGTAACGGATTTAAGTATTGGAGGCATTCAAACCTACGTACTACCTTTTGATCCAGAAAAAGAGACAGGGACAGATCCTGAAACATTAGATCTAGTTATAGAACATTTTGAAAGCACTGAAGAGTACGAGAAATGTCAAGTACTATTAAGAATAAAGCAAAAAACTCATGGCAAAATATAAATGCGCTACTTGCAGCAAAGAGATAGATCTTGCCACTCAAACTATAGCTGTTGTAGACGGTAATGTAGTTTGCAAAGAGGCTATTTGCTGTGATAAATATATGGATTCTGTAAAAGAGAAATTTACAGGGTTTGGTGGAATAATTAAAAAAGCAAACGGCTCAGTAGGTGGCAAATTCTAAGTTTAAAAATATTAATCGGATCCGTCCTGCGGCAGTTCACTTTGAAACTTACTCGTACTACACTAACACCCTACCAGGCACTAGAGAATATTATGCTTATTGGGATGAAGAGCGTCATAGATGTTTGTATGGGTATACTGCTGATGAGGGCACCGAAGATGCCCTGTATGTAACAGGGTTTCACTACTTTTATCTAAACTACTGCCCAATCGATAGAGCAGTAGATGAAGTTATGCCTGATGGATCTGTGCAATCTAAACGTGAAAGAACATTCCCTTCATTTTACGACGGAGACCACGATTACTTTACACAGATAGACGAAGCAAGATCTACAAACCGTCATATGGTTGTACTTAAAGCTCGTCGTAAAGGTTACTCATATAAAGCAGGCTCAATGCTTGCTAGAAATTACTTCTTTGTTAAAAACTCAAAGAACTTTGTATTCGCAGGCCAAAAAGAATACCTTATTGGTGACGGACTCTTATCTAAAGCGTGGGAATTCTTATCGTTTATCGATGACAACACTGCATGGGCTCAACCTCGCTTAAGAGATAGAGAAATGAGTAAGATGTCTGGATACAAGAAAAAAATTAATGGTATTGAGATTGAGATGGGCATGAAGTCCCAAATCATGGGGGTATCTTTAAAAGATAACCCAGATAAAGTGAGGGGGAAGGCGGGAGAGCTTGTATTCTTTGAAGAAGCAGGATCTTTCCCTGGACTCCTTAAAGCTTGGGAGGTAACTATGCCTACAATGCGTCAAGGTGCTAAAACATTAGGGCTTATGATTGCATTTGGTACAGGTGGTACAGAAGGAGCAGACTTTGAAGCTATGGAAGAGATTTTTTATAACCCAGCTGCTTATGACTGCATGGATTACGAAAATATTTGGGATGAAGGGTCTATGGGTACTAAATGCGGATACTTTGTACCTATATATAAAAATTTAGACGGATTTATAGATAGTGATGGTAACTCATTACGGAACAAAGCCGTTGATCATGAAACTGTAATGCGTGACAAAAAGAAAGGGGCCGCAGATGCTAAATCTTTAGATCAGTACATTGCTGAGCACCCTTTCTCTCCTCAGGAAGCAACTTTGCAAGTTACGGCAAACTTATTTGATGTAGCATCTCTTCAAGAACAGTATAACTATGTTAAATCTAGAGGGTTACAATCTTTAGGTACTGTTGGTAAACTTTATCACGACGAAAAAGGCTTAGTAAAATTTAAAATGGACGGTAATTTAAAGCAAATTACACGTTACCCTCATAGAAGAGAGGATGATAATACTGGAGGGGTAGTAATTTACGAGTCTCCGTATAAAAATGCTAAGCAGCAAGTTCCAAGAAACATGTATGTTATTTGTCATGATCCATACGGCCAGAATCAGTCTGCGGATAGCACATCGTTAGGGGCTGCGTATGTAATTAAACGCCCTAACAATATATCGAGCCCTAACGACATGATTGTAGCAAGTTATGTAGGAAGACCTAACACTACAGATGATTACAATAGAAATTTGTTTATGCTTGCAGATTATTACGGGTGTAAAATTGGATTCGAGAATGATAGAGGGGAGATAATACCTTATGCTAAAAGGTATAGAAAACTTCACAAACTTCAAGAAGAGTTTGAGATGCTAGATAAAAAAGAGTTAAGAAGTAAAACTGTAAAACGACAATATGGGATGCACATGACTGAGCAACGTAAGCGGCAAGGTGAATTATACATAAGAGACTGGTTAATTACTCCTAGATCTGTAGACGAAGACGGTAAAAAGACTTTAAACTTACATAAAGTTTATGATTTAGCGTTACTGCAGGAGTTAATTAAATTTAATCATAAAGGAAACTTTGATAGAGTTATGGCTTTTATGATTGGGATGTATCACACGCGAGAGCTTTACAATGCAGAGGTTCAAGACATTTTAGAAGATAGATCCGCGGATGATTGGTTTGATTCGAACTACCATTAGTGGCATATTTATAAATATAAAGGAAAATTTTATAAACTAAGTTAAGTGCGATAAAAATTTCTTAAATTTGTTCGATTATGAGCTACGATAATTTACCAAGACAAAAACTTCCTATTAGCCAAAAAAATAAGAAGTGGAGAGAAGAATGTGTAGATGGATATATTAATTTATCTGCAAATACGTCTTCTTTTTCTAAGCGAAGAGATGACTTACGTCGTTATTATGATATGTACAACGGCTACATAGATGATAGCGATTACAACCAGCTATTAAAGCCTTACGGTAAAACAAGAAAAAATTTCCCTTCTACACTACGTAATTTTCCAATTATAAAACCTATAATTGACTTATTACTTGGTGAGAAAGCTAAACGACCTTTAAATTTTACAGTTAGTGTTTTAAATGCTGACTCAGTAACTAGAAAAGAAGAAGCAAAGCAGCAAACAGTTTTAAAAAATTTACAACAGCACTTTGCTAACGCAGCAGCAGAAGCAGGTATAGATACAGGGATGGATCCACAAGATGTGGAGTTGCCAGAACATGTAGAAGCTTTGTTTAACAATACTTACGTTGATAATAGAGCTATTATAGGACAAAACTCATTAAATTACGTAATGGCTCAACAAGAAGTTAAAGATAAACTTCAAAAAGCTTGGTTTCACTATTTAATTGCTGGAGAATGTTACACACACAGAGGTGTACGTAATGGAGATCCTTTTTACGAAGTTTTAAATCCAATAGATATAGATTACGATCTTGATCCAGATTTAGAGTTTGTAGAAGATGGAGATTGGGCAATAGTGCGTAAATTTGTTCACGCATCTACAATCATTGATCATTATCATGAATTACTGTCTGATGAAGAGATAGTTAGCTTAGAAGAACCTCATGGTATGGGGAATTCACATATTCCTTGGTTATCGGTTGGAGCTACAGGCCCTAACGCTAATCAATTTAACAATAGACTAATTGAAGTTATAAATGTATACTGGAAATCTAGAAAACGTATAGGATTTGTATCTTTTATTGATCCTGAGACTGGTGAACTAGAAGAGATCGACGTAGAAGATGGATTTAAAATGCCTGCTGAGTTAAAAGCTATTGGTGCTAAAATAGAATGGTTATGGGTAAATCAAGTATGGAAAGGAACTAAAATTGATGGTAGACTTTTTATTGATATAGAGCCTTTACCAAATCAAAGAGAATCTTTAGATAATCCATCTATTTGTAAATTGCCAATTAACGGTAGAAGATACTCAGACACAAATTCTGATAACATATCTTTAGTTTCATTAGGTGTGCCTTATCAATTAACATATAACGTATATAAATATCGTCTTGAACTCGCTATCGCTCGTTCAAAGGATATTATTGCTCAGTTTGACATTAACATGATTCCAAAAAAATGGGACATGGATAAATTTATGTATTATGTTGAAGGTACTGGTATTGCTTGGGTAGATTACAACAAAGAGGGTGTAACATTATCTCCACAACATCAATCTGTACTGGACATGTCTATTAAAACAATTGAGCAGTATATAGTACTGTTAAATTCTATCATGGAAGAGTGGGAGAAGCTCTCTGGGGTCAATAGACAGCGTCAAGGTCAAGTTGGTGCCTACGAAGGAAAATCGACGTCTCAGCAAGCTATAATACAGTCTTCTCACATCACAGAAGATTTGTTCCGTAAATTTAATAGAATGGAGCAACGAGATTTACAGGCGTTAGTAGATTATTCTAAAGAAGCTTGGATTACTGGTAAAAAATCTTCTTTTGTCATGCCTGATGGTACTCTAGAGTATTTAGATGTAGATAGTATGGAGCATATGGAGTCTGAGTACGGGATTTGGGTTACAGATTCTGGAGATGAATCAGAAAGAATTGAAGTTGCTAAACAGCTTGGACAATCAATGGTTCAAAATGGTCTTCCTGCATCAGCTGTATTAGAAATGTTAGACGCTAAGAGTTTTACTCAAATTAAATCTAAAATTAAAGCTGCAGAAGTTCAACAACAAGAATTAGAGCAAGCACAACAAAAAGCTCAGCAAGAACAAGCTCAAGCTCAACTTGAACAGCAAGCAGCTGAAGTAGAGAATGAGAATATGAATCAAGAGAAAGATAGAGAGAATAGAATTGAAGTAGCAAAAATATCTGCAGGAGTTGCTGAACAAAAAAATCAAATGGACCAGCAATCTAAAGATAGAGAACTAGATATAAAAGATAAAGAAGCTTCTACAAAAGATAGAGAAGCATCAGAACAAACTAGATCAAACAGAGCTAATGAATCTTCAAACAATACAAAAATTCAAGAAGATTCTAAAAACGAAGATAAAAAATTAAAAGCAGCAGCTAAGAAAGAGTCGAAGAATGCTAAGTAGTGAAGATAGATTTAATATTATCAAGCAATCAATTGCAGGACAAATAGAAGGTCCAGCATATGAGGCTATACAAGCTGCTGAACAAGAATCTTTGCAAGCTAATACAGAAGAAGCGCCCCAGTCTGAACAGCAAACTCAAATACCGCAGACCCCTGTGGGCCCTCCTCCTGCTCAAACTATACCACGAGTGTACGACCAACTAGGATCTTTAATTGAACCCGGCTCAACAGGAGTAGGTTTAAATCAGATGGCTGGTACAAGTCCTGGTCAAACTATACAGCCTGGTGAG